AGAAGATGGCTTGATGAAAGCTACTCTGCTGACTGGTCAGCCTATGCCAACAGTGAAAGAACTATCGACATGGCAGTATAGCAACTGGGCAAAGTTTGAATCTACAGGCTTAGAAATACTGCTTCAGCAAGGTGAATTAGAAACGCAAGGCGAATTGTTCAGCCGCTACCTCATGAAGGATGCTCGTACTCGTTGGGATTATCTAAGCAACCCAGCAGAGTTAGGTGCTGACCTTGTTGCCTATTACTTCAGAAACCCAGCAGAACTGAAAAGCAAGTTCCCACTTCAAGCCAAGATGGTTCGCAAAGCTGTCAACGACAGTGATCTTGCCCCCTATGTCACATTCCACACACTTGTCGGATTGCTTGGGGCTGGAACAATCACATCACTGCTCATGCAAATGGGTATGGAAGAAGAAGATGAGGAAAGCAGGGGCATCCTGTCATTAGGACAAGGCGCACTCGCCACTGCCTAAAGAGAGGACATCATAATGGGTTCAACACCAAAGAAGCCCAGAGCAAAAAGCCCCAGCAAGGTGGGGGCAGGGAAGCACCCCCAAAAAGCCCCCAAAAGAAACTACTTCGCAGACTTAATGAAGACCGAAGAAGGCAGAGCCTTGCGAAGGCAATGGTCATCTAAGCCACGCAAAAATGCTGGCAGACCCAAAGGTGTGCCTGATGGATATACCAGAGAGCAGATAGAACCCATCAGAGCCAAAGTTAAACAAGACGCAAAGAGGATTGTTGCAATCATGAGCAAAGAACATGGCATCGAAGACGAATATGCAAAAGCTGCCTTAGAAACAGCAGTAGAAGTGATGCGTATGGTCGGAGACAACAGAGAAAGAGTTGCAGCGGCTAGGCTTGTGCTTGACTTCACCAAATCTAAGCCAGTTACCAAGAGTGAAATGGCTATAAGCAAGGCAGAGGATTTTCTAGCTGGCTTGCTGGAAGACGATGATAATGGACAAGAAGCTAAAGGCAGTTCGTAAACGCCTTTATACTGACTTCCCTTTCTATTCAAAGTCTGCTCTCAAGATTAGAACGAAGTCGGGGCAAATAGCCCCACTCAAACTCAACCCAGCCCAACAAATTCTGCAAAATGCTGTCGATAAGCAAATGGCAGCAGAAGGTAAAATCAGAGTTATCATTCTAAAGGCACGACAGCAAGGTCTGAGCACCTATGTTGGCGGCTATCTGTACTTTTCTGTCAGCCAGAATAAGGCCAGAAAAGCTATGGTGATCACCCATACAGCGGATAGCACAAGGGCACTTTTTGACCTAACAAAGAGACTGCATGAGAACTGCCCAGACATCCTGAAACCGCACACCAAGTATAGTTCCAGACGAGAACTGTCATTTGATGTGCTGGATAGCAGTTATGTTGTGGCCACGGCTGGTGGTGATGCGGTTGGTCGGGGCGAAACCTTATCACATTGTCATGCTTCGGAACTGGCGTTCTGGCCTAAGTCTACGGCAGAAGAAATATGGAACGGCCTAGCACAAGCAGTGCCTAATGAGCCAAATACGGCTGTATTTATTGAGAGTACAGCCAACGGTTACAACCTCTTCTATGACTTATGGAAGGGAGCGGTAGAAGGCACGAATGGCTATGTGCCAGTGTTTATCCCTTGGTTTACAGATCCGACATATAGGGAAGCTGTACCAGCCAGCTTTGAACGCACCCCTGATGAAGAAGAACTCGTCAAGGAATACGGCCTAGACGATGAACAGCTTATGTTTCGTAGGCGCAAGGTAGCGCAGAACGGCATTGAGTTATTTATGCAGGAATATCCTGCCACCCCAGATCAGGCGTTCCTTACCTCTGGACGGCCTGTCTTCAATCCAGAACAGATACAGCAATGTCTGGAAAACACACAGGACATTGAAGAGAAGCTGGCCTTAGAAGGCGAAGACTGGGTGCACAACCACAGGGGTGAATTACAAACTTACAGAAAATTGGACGCAGGAGAACGATATGTCATTGGGGCTGATAGTAGCATGGGCATCAGAGGGGGAGACTATTCAGTCGCACAAGTATTGGACTCTCAGAAGCGTCAGGTCGCAACTTGGCGTGGCCATGTCCACCCTGACTACTTTGCCGAAGTGCTTTATGCGCTTGGGATGTACTACAATGAGGCGTTTATCTGCGTGGAGCGGAACTCGCATGGTATTCTTACCTGCACAAGGCTGGGTAAGGATATGGCTTATCCGAACTTCTACACTGAAGTGCAAGTGGACAAACTCACTGATAAAGAAACTATCAGCTTGGGTTTCAACACAACCAGTAAGACCAAACCACTGGTTATAGACCAGCTTCGTGCCTCTATGAGAGAGGGCGAGTTGGAACTAAACGACAAAACAACCCTTCGAGAGATGCTTACCTACATCGTCACCCAAACTGGTGCGATGGAAGCAGAAGCAGGTTGCCATGACGACTGCGTAATGTCGCTGGCATTAGCTAATCACGTTCATGAAGGTGCATGGACACCCATAGAACAGCCAGAGGGCATTTACATAGAGATGATATGATATGGCAAAACTATCTGACTACCAGCCGATGAGCGATGACGACATCCTTAAAGCACTGGATGTGAACATCAAAAGTGCGATTGGCTATTATGACAGCGAATTGAGCAAAGAGCGTAAGAAAGTCACTGACTATTATAACGCTGCTCTTCCAAGACCACAGCATGAAGGCAATTCCAAATACATTAGTCAGGATGTCTACACTGGCGTTCAGGCCATGACTGCCAACCTGCTAGAAACCTTTGCTGCTGGTCATAAGATTGTGAAGTTTGCGCCACAGAACCCTGATGACATAGAGATGGCAAGGGTCTGCTCAAGCTACACCGAACATGTGATGTTTAAGCAGAATGATGGGCTGGGATTGTTTCAGTCAGTCATTATGGATGGCCTCATGGCCAGAGTAGGCGTTGCAAAGGTCTTCTGGGATAACCGCTCAGAGTTTCAAGAAGAGACATTTAGCAGCCTGACATCTGATGAACTGGATTTATTACTGGCAGGAGATGATGTCACCCTTATAGAGAGTGAAGCTGACGACAGCGGTCTTCTGACAGGCACAATCGAGCGTGAAATAGACACATCACAAGTCTGCATCATGCCAGTGCCACCTGAAGAGTTCATAATAGAACCACAGGCTAAGTCATTGGATGATGTGGATTTTGTAGCGCACAGGACAACCAAAAGTCTGACTGAGTTGCGCCAGATGGGCTATGACGAAGACAAGATAGCCAATATTGGCAGTGATGATGAAGATGTCACACTCGAAACCGACCCAGAGATACTTGCCAGATTTGACCATATAGGCGCATCACGAAAGAACGATGCCTATGGCTATATCGATCAAGTTCGTGAGGTCATGGTTTACGAATGTTATGTGAACCTCGACCCAGATGCTACAGGCGAAGCAACCCTGCACAAAGTCTGCAAGGCTGGCAATCAGATCCTAGAGATAGAGAAGGTAGACAGACGGCCATTTATGGTGTTCTGCCCATTGCCAACACCCCACAGCTTCTTCGGTTCATCCTTCGCTGGCAAACTCATTCCAACACAAAACGCAAAGACAGTGCTCACTCGTGGTGTGCTTGATCATACAGTTATAAGCAATGCGCCTAGATTTATAGTTACCAAAGGTGCTGTAGTTTCGCCCAAAGAAATTACTGACGCTAGGGTAGGTGGGATCATCAATACAACCAGACCTGATGCCATCACCCCGATGCCTCAAGCACCCCTAAATCCATTCATCTTCCAGACCATAAACATGCTGAATGAGGATGCTGAAGATAAATCATCAGTTTCCAGTCTTTCTACTGGCCTCAATAAGGATGTTATTTCCAAGCAAAACTCAGCCCAGATGGTTGAGCAGCTTGTGACAATGAGCCAGCAACGCATGAAGATTATGGCTCGTCTATTTGCCCAGCAGTTCCTGAAGCCACTAGCCTATGAAGTTTACAGGCTGGTCGTGGAAAACGAACAGGCGATGAAGATAGTAGAGATTGCAGGAAACTTTGTGCCAATCGACCCCAGAACATGGGCAGAGAAGCGTGACGTAACCATTGAGATGCATTTGGGCGTGTCAGAACAAGAGAAAGAAGCCCAGAAGCACCTCGCTTTACACCAACTTATGACGCAAGACCCAACTCTTGCGCCACTGTATAGCCTAGAGAACAAGTATAACATGATGAAAGCTGTTCTTGAGGCTAATGGTATTCTGAATGTTGATGAATACCTGACCAACCCAGCTATGCTCCCACCACCACAGCCTAATCCTGCTCAAGAGATGCAGATGGCTATGGCACAGAAGCAACTGGAAATCCAAGAGCGTCAGACTGTTGTGGCTGAAAATAAAGTCACACTGGATGCTCAAAAGGCACAGACCAAAGCTGAACTGGATGAGGCAAAGGCTGAAGCCCAGTTTGCATTACAAGCAGATCAGCAAGACCTGAAAGAACAGCAATTCGCCCACAAGAAGAACATTGATGAGGGTGAACTTGCTCTTCTACGCCAATCAGATGACCTGCGAGGCATTGTAAGCCCAACAGGCTAATTCCAAACTAAGGAGAATCCAATGACAGAAGTGTCAAATGAAGACGCAATGATTACGGCTGGTAACGAAGCCCAGTCATTGCTCGATAACGAAGTGTTCAACAGGACAATAGACGGTCTTGTGCAAAGCACTTTTCAAGGTTTTGTAAACTCAGAACCAGCCGCTCATGAAGAGCGAGAGAAAGCCTACCATCACTATCGTGCCTTGGTGGATATCATGCACACACTAACCCAACGTGTGGCTGTGCGTGACCAGATAATTGCCAAAAACGATAATGACGTAGATGAAACCAACGACAACAGTGGAGATAAATAAGCACCATGAATAACGTGCTAGATGCTCAAGATTTAGGTCGGCCAGCGTTGAATGACGCAGATACGGCTGCCGAAGCCCTACTAAAGCGATGGGAAGACGCTGAACAGCCATCCGAACAAGCGGCAGAAGAGGCTAATCAACCAGAGGACAACGAGACAGAAACTCAGGTTGATGATGAAGATGTCGAGACAGTCGAAATAGATGAAGACGACAGCGATAGTGACCCTGAAGAAGAGGTTGAACCAGATACTGACGATGCACCTGATGTTGAGGAAGTCGAACTAAACGATGACCTAGAAATAGAAGTGCTCGTGAATGGTAAGGCCGAACAGGCATCACTTGGACAGTTGAAGCGTCTATTCGGACAAGAAAAGGCATTAACACAAAAGTCTCAAGAAGTCGCAGAACAGCGCAAAAAAGCAGAAGCAGACATTGGTAAAACCAGTGCAGTCATGCAGAAGATGCTTGAGAAGGCAGAAGCCAGATTTAAACCATATCAAGAGGTCGATTTCATATTGGCATCAAAGACTATGGAAGATGCTGACTTTGCCCAACTCAGAAAAGAAGCACAGGATGCAGCAGACGACCTAAAGTTCCTGCGAGAAGAAGCAGACAACTACTATGGCGAAATGCAGCAACAGCATCAGATGGCTTTACAAAAGCAAGCCCAAGAAGCTGTGAAAGTCTTAGCGCAGGACATTCCTGAGTGGAACAATCAACTGTATGACGACATCAGAAGCTATGCAGTACAGCAAGGTTTAGATGAAACAGATGTAAACTCTTATGTCGATCCTGTGGTTATCAAGATCCTGAATAAGGCTCGTCTCTACGACCAAGCCAAAAAGGTGACAACCACTAAGAAGAAAAGAGTTGCAAAAAAGGTGCTGAAGACAAGCAAAGCACCAAATGTGGAAGCTAACCAAAAGGCTAAACGCCAGAAGGCGGTGAAAGCCCAACTGCAAAATAGCAGAGATTTAGACGATATTACCAATGCCATTCTGTCTCGCTGGGAAGCATAACCCCCAATCGTGATAAGAAGGACTAAATATCATGGCAACATACACCTCGTATGATCAGGTGGGAATTAAAGAAGATGTCTCAGACATCATCATGGACATTAAGTAGTGGTGTCCTTTTTGCGTAAGCAATCAAAACAAACTGTGTGAAAACAGGGAACACCTAGAACAGGCAACCCTGTGCCAAGCCCGAAAGGGAAGGTGCAACGACTAGAGTTTAACTCGTAGGGTCAAGCGACCCGAAGCGCACAGCCCCAGCAATGGGAGAAGATATAGTCTGAACTGGCTAGGGATAGTCAGCAGCCCACTATGGGCGGTCTGAGCAGTAGCGCACTCAGGCGAACACATGCACACCCACCGATACCCCGATGTTCACAGCGATTAAGAGCCAAAAGGTTCAAAATCGTGTCTATCAATATCAGACTGACTCGCTTGCAAATCCGAGTTCAAATGCCGCTGTTGAAGGTGCAGATCCATCAATGGCTACATTGACCGCCACAACAATGATCAGTGGCAATACTCAAATCCTGACCAAGGCTTTTCAGGTATCTGAGTCAGCCATTTCCGTGGCGACCTACGGCAGAGCAAAAGAGACTGCCTACCAGCTTGGAAAAGCGTTAAAGGAAATCAAAAAGGACGTTGAATTTGCTTATCTGGGTGCATCAAATGCAGCAGTGACAGGTAACTCATCAACTGCTCGTGAGATGGCATCAGCAGACCAGCTTATCGACTCCTCAGTTTCAGTCGATGCAGGAAGCAATGCCACTGACCCTCTTACAGAGGGCAAGCTGAATACACTTGGCCAAGCCGTGTATGAAGCTGGCGGCAATCCCGATACTTTGATGATAAAACCAGCCGATTCCCTGATAATTGCAGGGTTCGCCTCAAGTTCGGGTCGCAATCGTACCTTTAACGATGAAACCAAGACGCTCACAGCAGTCATTGATCTGCTCGTGACCCCATTCGGCCAGTATAAGGTCGTGCTTAACAGAATCCAGATGTCAACACACGCCTTCCTGCTTGATCCAAGCATGTGGCGTTCAGCAGTGTTGCGGCCATTCTCACGCACCTTGCTTGCTCGTACTGGGGACTCAGAAAAGCATTTCGTTACCTACGAAGGTGGCTTGATGCACCTGAACCCGAAAGCGTCAGGCATGATCACAGGCTTGTCATAAGCCTTTGAATTGCGGTGTCAGGGGGAAGTTTTGCTCTCCTTATTCTCTCTGACACCACAACCCCCATACATCTAAGGAGTCATCATGACTAAAGAAGTAAAGCTGGCTGGTGTCCAGCATGACTTCCACGCTGATAGTGGTGGTCTATTCCATAAACGCACCCAAGAAATCCCACAGTCATTCCTAGACAGCCTCAAGCAGCAGCGAGACGACAGTCTGCGGAACAAAGAGGGTGACTATATGCGTGTCGCATCAATACCCACAGTGATTGTCGAAAAATGGATGCAAGAAGGCTTCAATATCTTCGACCAGAACGTGGATGGAAAAGACATCATCAAAAGACTGAAGGCAGAAGGGCTAGATGCCTTTTTGACGACAGAGAAGAGTTTGTAAAATGGCGACTGGTAAGAAGTTCAGCAAAACCATCAAGAACCCCAAGACTGGCAGGAAAAAGACTGTCCGATATGGGGCTAAAGGTTACAGCATCGCACCCAGCACAAAGCGAGGTGACAGTTACTGTGCAAGGTCTGCTGGACAGATGAAGAAGTTTCCAAAGTCAGCCAAAAACCCCAACAGCCCACTTCGGCTCAGTCGGAAGAAGTGGAAATGCAGTGGCTCTAAGAGCAGGAGAAAGTAATGCCAAATGTTTCAGGACGGATGTTCCCATACACTAAAGCTGGTAAAGCAGCCGCAAAGAAGGCCGCTAAGAAAGTTAATGCAAAGAAGAAAACTGGCAAAAAGAAGTCCAGTAAGAGAGGTGCATGATGGCAGGAAGGGTCGGCCTATATGCCAACATTCACAAAAAGAGAAAAGCTGGGAAAAAGATGAGACGCAAGGGTGCTAAAGGCGCACCCACAGACGAGGCTTTTCGCAAGGCAGCATTGACTGCCAAGAAACCAAAACCAAAGAAGAAGAAGGCTTAAGTCATGAATTATGGACAGGTTAAGTCGCATTTTGAGGCGTTATTGAACAGATCAGATAACACTTCAGCCCTGACTACGACATTCCTTGATCAGGGCATTAGGCGTATCACACGCCAGCTTCGCTCTGCAATGAATGAAAAGGTCAAAGTCTTTACACTTTCAGCAACGACTGCATCTGTCACGTTACCCTCTGACTTCTTGGAAATCATCAGTCTCTATTACAAGGACAGGGAACTGGTCAGACTGCCTAACTCGCAGTTCAGACCATTTGCAGATAACCCTGTGCAAGGTAAGCCAGACCACTTCACACGACAGCAGGAAGCACTCTTCATCCACCCACAGCCAGCAGATGGTGATCTGACGCTTTACTACTATGGCGATTTTGATGCGCTGACAGCAGATAGCGACACCAATGCATTAACCGAAACTGCACCAGATCTGCTGATGTATGCGGCTCTGACATATGCGGCTGATTACTACCTAGATGAACGTGCCCCTCAGTTTGAGGGCAAATATCAAGCCTTTTTGGCTGAATTACAACAACAGGCTGACGATCAGGAGTTGCTAGGATCTACACAACAGATCGCTCCTGCATATAGATTTGAGGACGACTAACAATGGCGACATCCAGCTTCTACCAAAGCAGTGGGTCAACACCTGCTGCCGAAAACTCCATTCAAACTTCTGTCACCCAAGCCAGTGGTTTTGCTGATGCAGCCAGTGCTTCAGCTACAGCAGCCGCAACTTCAGCAACCAATGCACAGACAAGCCTAAACAGCTTCAATGACAAATATTTGGGTGCATATACAACAGCCCCAACTACAAGCACAGTCGGTGCGCTGTATTTCAACACAGTTTCTGCGGCTATCTTTGTGTGGTCGGGAACACAATGGGTTTTGACTGCACAGAACATCATTAATGACACAGATGATGTGGTAGAAGGCTCAACTAACCAATATTTCACCAATGAGCGTGTAGATGACAGGGTAAATGCCCTGCTGGTTGCTGGTTCAAATGTGACGCTTACCTACAACGACACCGCAAACACACTAACCATTGCCTCAACTCAACCTTCGACTACAGACAACCTCACAGAAGGTTCAACAAACAAATACTATACAGATGAGCGAGTTGATGACCGTGTAAATGGACTGCTCGTGGCTGGCAGTGGTATTACGCTCACTTATGATGATGCGGCTAATTCATTGACTGTCGCAAACACAGTGTCAGCACCTGCCAACACAGACGCACTTACAGAAGGTAGCACCAACCTCTACTTCACAAACGCAAGAGCAGACGCAAGGATTGCCGCTGCCACTACAGATTCATTGTCAGAAGGTAGCACCAACCTCTATTTCACCAATGCCAGAGCGACTTCAGCTATCACAGGCTCTGACTTAGACATGGGTGGTAATAAGGTTCTATTCGGCAACCTATACAGCAATGAAAGCGACTTGCCCTCTGCATCTACTTATCATGGGATGTTCGCTCATGTTCATGCCACAGGGAAGGGGTACTTCGCTCATGGTGGAGCATGGCGCAAACTACTGGATGAGACTTCATCAACCACATCTAACCTGACAGAAGGCAGCAACCTCTACTTCACAGATGAACGTGTGGACGACAGGGTAAATGCACTCCTGACAGCAGGATCTAACATTACACTCACCTATGATGATGCAGCCAATACACTTAGCATTGCATCTACAGCAGGTGCAGGAACAATCACCTTAGCTAATCTGTCAGCAACCAACGCATCAGCATCAGGTGGCGGATCATTAGCCTATAACAACTCAAATGGTGTCTTTACCTTCACACCACCCGACCTTTCAAGCTATGCGTCACTGACCAATTTCAGCGTCAGCACAGCATCGGCTGGCACATCTGCACTCAGCTACAACAATGCCAATGGCGTGTTCACATTTACACCGCCTGACTTGAGTAGCTATGTGACAGCAGCTAGTTCAACTACCTTTACAAACAAGGGCGGCAACATAAGCCAGTGGACGAACGACAGCGGCTATCTTACTGGAATAACTGGGCAAAGCCTTTACAGCTTATCTAATGTCTTCACCTCATCTTCACCATCTGATGGTCAGGTTCTGACATGGGATAATGCTAATTCTTACTGGAAGCCAGCGGCTGCCGCAGGTGGCATTGCTTTAACTGACTTGAGTGCAACCAATGCCTCAGCATCTGGCGGTGGTTCGTTGGCTTACAACAATTCATCAGGCGCATTTACATTTACACCGCCTGACCTCAGTAGCTATCTGACGAACATCACAGGTCAGGCACTAGCCAACCTGAGTAACGTGAACAACGCTACACCAACAGATGGGCAGGTTTTAACTTGGGATAATGCCAATTCTTACTGGAAACCAGCTACCGCTTCAGGTGGCGGTGGTGGGGCAGAGGTTGCTTATGCGAACCATACCCCAGCGGTTTTATATGCATCAGGCACACCACAGGCCATGTACAATAATGGTGGCAATGGTTATGGCTGGACTGGTCAAAGTGCTTTGCTCGATTCACCGCTAGGCAGTAACTACACTGTAAGCGTAAACGGTGAGGGTACGGCTGGTATAGGAAACTCAAGCAATCCGGGCTATTCGTCAACTTATTCAGTCGATATTACCAACAACACTGGTAGCACAATCAGCATCCAAAGTGGCACAACAACCTTTGTGACCAAGTGGACACTTACACCTGCTCTGTCTGGAGCGGCTGGTAGTGCATACACTGGCCCACATATAAACCCAGAAAACAGCTCATCACAAATCATCGCTGCTGGCTCATACAACCAGACTTACAACACAACTGGGCAAACAACAGACAGCAGAACAGCAAGCAACTCTTATAGCTGGACAAACGGCTCAAAGATAAGGTTCACGTTCAGAATATTCCACATCAACACAAGCAACCTTCTAAACTCTGAGATTGACATTGATAGTCTGGAGATTATGTACGCTGGCGGTTCTTACTCGTCAGGCTCAACTACAGCCAGTCAGGGTCTGAGAATAACATTCTTCAACGGTGTGCAGACAGCGGCCAGCTTCAGTAATGTTGCACTTACACCTCAGTCTGACAGTAACGTGATCGGGGTTGGCGGAACAGCTAACTCAACAACCGCATCTGATTACGATTGGTCTGAGTATTTCGACCTGACTGGTGATGTCGATATTGGCACAGGCAAATTCATCGGCAAGGACATCAGGTTCAATGCGGCCAACAATGATGAATGGTTGATGACATTTGATGGTTCAACCAGAAAGCTGGTTGGTGGCCTAGATTCAAACGGCCCGTGGTTTTGTTACGACGCGCAAAACAGCTTACAAGGCTGTGGGCTGATGTATGGTAGTTATAACATCTTCCCAATGCAGGGGCTGGTGCGGAAAGATGACCGTGTTGACTTAGGTAACTGGCAATATCGCTTTGATGATATTTATGCGACCAACACCACAATCCAGACATCTGACCGAAACCTGAAGAACACAATTCAGGACAGTGACCTTGGGCTGGACTTCATAAATCGACTGACACCTAAGTCTTACATCTTCAATGGTGAAGACCATTCACGCACACATTATGGCCTGATTGCACAGGATGTAGAGACTGTGCTGGGTGACATAGATAAGCCAACGTCAGGTTTTGCTGGGTTCGTCAGAGGTGACATCAGTGAGGCACAGGATGGTAGTGAGTACCGTTATGGCTTGCGTTACGCAGAGTTCATTGCACCGCTCATCAAGGCTCTACAACAAGCAGACGACAAGATAGACGCATTAGAAGCCCGAATAGCGGCCTTGGAGAACGCCTAATGAAACCAAATGACATTGTAGTTGCAGGTGGAGGTTTATCAGCACCGCTGTGGATGCCCCAGTTGCAGCTTCTGAACCAATGGGTAGCCCTGATAGTAGGGCTGCTCACCATTGGCTATCTGTGCATGAAAATATGGAAGACATGGAAGGATAAGTGAAATGGTTGACCCAGTTACAGCCGCCCTCACAGGCATTGCGCTAGTAACCAAGATCACCGACCACATCAAATCTGGCATCAATGCCTATAAGTCAGTCGCTGAAGTAGGCGAGCAGATAGACCTTCTGTTCAAAGGCGAACAGGAGTGCATGAAAGCCAGAAACAAAAAGGCCAAAGGCTTTGACAACTTCAGCACTGAAAGCGTTGCACAGGAGATAATCGACCACAAGTTGGCGCAGGAAAAGCTGCGAGAAGTGGCCACCATGATTGACATGAGGTTCGGTCATGGAACGTGGGCAGGAATACTAGCTGAACGCCAGAGGCGCATTACAGAGGCCAGAGAGGCCAAGAAACAAGCAGAAATAG